GAATCCGAGTGTTACGATTTGATCGGCGCATAGTTCAGCGGCAGAACAACAGTAATCCCCCTGACTGGAAACCCTGGTTCGAAACCAGGTGCGCGGATTCAGCTACAACTTCATAATTACACCTCCCGGGGCGCCTGTCTTGTGTAACTCGATGGGCGCTTTTGTTATGGTAAAATAATTTTATAAAAAGATTGTCACAGGACAGGTCAAAGCTTTATATCTTAAAAGTATAATAGCGACATAAAATTCTTATTCAATTGTTCATACAGAGCCTCCTTTTTTGAAACACCTGTCATAGTTATGCTGTGATGGGTGTTTTCTTTTGAATAATTTTGGCATATGATAAAAGAAAAGCAAAGGTGAGAAACGTATGTATGTTTTAGGTTTTCTTTGCTACTTTGCGCCCATAACGATAATTATCATAATTTTAGCGATAATCAATAGCTAAGAGGCGGTCGAACCCGTCTATTTTTTGATATCAAAAACGACGAAAGGGGATTTGGTATGTTAAGAGAATTATGGGCCTACATCAGAATTACATGGGTAGTGATTAGAGAATTGTCTCTGGAAACTAAACTGATAAAACACCGAAGCAAGATGGTGGATACTTACATAAGTGTTAATAAGGAATTCACCGGAAGGCGGTTTAAAATTGATAATGTGCAGCACGAATTCGATCAGCTTGAATCCCGGATAAAGAACCGGTTTAATTGATATAGCAAAAAACGAAACAAGTGAGGTGGTGAGGCTTGGCAAGAGCACCAGATGAGATTAAAGAGAAAGCCAGAGAACTCTATGAGAGCGGTATAATGCTGAAAGATATAGCCAGCCGCTTAGATGTACCAGAAGGTACGGTACGGTCATGGAAGAATAGAGGGAAATGGAGTTGCAACGCAACGCAAGAAAAGGAATGCAACGTTGCAAAGAAAACTAAACGCAACAAAGTAGAAAAGAAAGCTGTGGCAGATGAAGTTGAGTCGGTAATGAGTAATGACGATTTGACTGATAAGCAACGGCTTTTTTGTATTTATTATAGCAAGTCTTTTAATGCCACTAAGTCATACCAGAAAGCATATGACGTAAGCTACGCGGCAGCAAATGTGGAAGGGTGTAAGCTCCTAGCAAATCCCAGTGTGAGAGAAGAAATCATGAGGCTAAAGGAAATGGCTTATTCCAAGGCTCTCCTGAAGCCGGAGGATATCTTCCAGAAATACATGGATATAGCCTTTTCTGATATCACTGATTACCTATCGTTCGGGCAGGAAGAAGTACCTGTGATGGGAGCGTTTGGACCGGTGGTTGATAAGGAAACGGGTGAAACACTCACCAAGATTGTAAACACCGTAAAATTCCGGGAAAGTACGGACGTAGACGGCACGATCATATCAGAGGTGAAGCAAGGTAAGGACGGCGCAAGTATAAAGCTGGCTGATCGCATGAAGGCCCTTGACTGGCTCACGGACCATATGGACATGGCTACGGAGGAACAACGGGCCAGGATAGCGCAGATTAAGGCACAGACTGATAAGCTCAAAGGTAATGACGATGACACGGAGAAAACAGGGCTTGGTATGCTCGATGAAACCCTTAAATCGGTGAAGGAGCTGATGGCAGATGCAAATTAATGATTTATACAGTAAAAAGCAGATTGAATATGTACTCAATGCCAATCAGCGGTGGAACTTTAAATCAGGTGCAACACGTTCCGGGAAAACCTATATAGACACTGACATGATTATACCTTCACGCATAAGGGAGAGGGCAGGAAAAGACGGGCTGAATGTAATCCTTGGCGTTACAAAGGAAACCATTGAACGTAATGTATTAACCCCTATGCGTGATAAATTCGGTCAAGCGCTTGTTGGTGAGATCAATAACCGGAATGTCTGTCGGCTGTTTGGAGAAAACGCTTATTGTCTGGGAGCTGAAAAGGTGAGCCAGGTTTCCAAGATTCGAGGTGCCTCGTTTAAATACGTGTATGGTGATGAGGTCGCAGAATGGAATCAGGAAGTGTTTCAGCTTTTAAAATCAAGACTTGATAAACCGTATAGCTGCTTTGACGGAGCATTAAACCCAGAATATCCACACCACTGGCTTAAAAAGTTCCTTGATGAAACAAAAAAGCTCTATCTCCAGGAATATACGATATTTGATAATCCTTTTCTTGATCTGGATTTTGTAAAAGCTCTCTGTGATGAATACGAAGGGACCGTTTATTATGACCGTTATATCCTTGGGAAGTGGGTGCGGGCAGAAGGAGCAATCTATAGGCGGTTTGCTGACAATCCGAAACCATGTTATTGCAGGGTAGTGGATTCTGTCAGCGGAGATATAGGAGTAAAGCAGATTCTCAGATCGAGCATAGCAGAAATATGTATAGGAGTTGATTTTGGGGGGAATAAATCAGGCCATGCATTTACTGCGGCGGGAAAGACCAGGGGATATAGGGAATTGGTTGCTCTTGGCTCAGAGCGTCATTTCGGAGATTATGACAGCAATGATATTGATCGCTTGCTGCTGGAGTTTATGGATAAGATAACGGCGCTTTACGGACCGATAGATTATGTGTATTGGGATAATGCGGAAACTGTATTAGGAAGAGGAATTACAAGGGCGATTGATGAGCGGTTTCCACAAGTTATTGTCCGCCCAGCTTGGAAGGAGATAGTCAATGATAGAATACATTGCTTAAACAGGCTGATGGGTGTTGGGAGATTCTTTTATACTGATGGGTGTGACACTCTTAAAAAAGCATTGTCAGAAGCTGTCTGGAATGAAAAAGCAGAAAAAGATGAGAGACTGGACGATGGTAGCACAGACATTGATAGTCTTGACAGTTTTGAATATACATTCGAGCGAGATATGAACCGTTATATTGCAGGGTAGGTGATATTATGTTTGATGGCATAAAGAAATGGATTGATAAGGTGGTGAGAAAAATGATTCCAGTAAAAGATATAGGTGCAGCTATAGGGCAGGAGCCGGCTATTTCAAGTCAGATGATAAAATGCATATCGGAATGGGATAAAATGCTGAAAGGTGAAGCAGACTGGATCGACCATGATGCAATCCACTCCCTGCGTCTTGAATCAGGCATCGTAAGTGAGTTTGTTAATATTGCTTTAAACGAAATGGATACAAAAGTCAGTAACGATAAACTAAATGAGTTATACCAAACTGTATTAGAAACGCTTAATGAGAATCTGCAAAGTGGCCTTGCCCTTGGCTCCATGATTATAAAGCCGCTGGGAGGAAACGCTTTCCAATATGTGACCGCAGATAGTTTTATTCCGGTGGAATTTGATTCAAAAGGCAGACTTATAAAGGTTGTGTTCCTGGATACGAAGCCGATCAATGATACAAAGTGTTACCGCAGGTTGGAATATCATTCCCTTGATAAAGATGGATTAACAATAACAAATACTGCTTATGAATGCAATGACAGGAACAGTCTGGGGACAGAAGTCAATTTAAAGGTTGTAGAGGAATGGAAAGAGCTTCCGCCATATATCAATTACCCCTTGATGAACCGGCCTGATTTTGGATACTACAGGAATCCGATTAAGAATGATATAGACGGATCATTCTGTGGGGTATCCATATTTGACAGTGCAAAGCAGTTAATAAAACAGGCCGATATTCAGTATGGTCGGTTACTCTGGGAATTCGAGAGCGGAGAACGGGCGATCCATACAAGTATCGAAGCCATAAAAAAGAACCTGGCAGATGATGGACAGATCGTAGAAGGGGTTGCAAAGCTTAATAAACGGCTATACCGTGGATTGAATATAGAATCCAAAGATAAACAGTTTTTTGATGATTTCACACCGGAATTCAGGGATGAAAATATCATTAATGGTCTATGCTATCACGAGAGAAAGATAGAGTTTAATGTTGGGTTGGCCTATGGTGATATCTCTGATCCATCAGTCATTGAAAAGACAGCTACCGAAGTAATTGTGGCCAAAAAAAGAAAGTACAATATGGTTACAGCAATACAGAAGAACTTGAAAGACTGCCTGGAGGATATGGTTTATGCTCTGGCTTTTTACAACGGCCTTACACAAACAGGATATGAATTTATATGTAATTTCAAGGATTCCATACTTGTTGACGAAGAAACAGAACGCAAGGAAGACCGGCAGGATCTTGCAGCTGGGATTATGCGACCGGAGGAATACCGGGCTAAGTGGTATGGCGAGACCGAAGAACAGGCAGCGGAGAGGCTTCCGAGTCCAGCACTAACAGAGGAATAATAAGGCGGAGGGGGTGAGCATTTGACACCAGATGAACTAGAAAAGCTTCCGAAACCAATAGAGCGAATCATGACAGCCATGGAAATGTCTATCATGGCGGAGATTGTGGAGCGCATAGAAAACGCAGGATTGATTACTCCACTCATTGACTGGACCCTTGGCCGTGTGGCTGCCATCGGTGAAAGTAAAGCAAGGATTAAGAAGTTAATCAGTGATACACTGAAAGATAGTGACCTCCAGATAGATAAAATCTATGAACATGCAATAAAAGCTGATTATGTCACTAACAAGGAGCTTTATCAGGCCGTAGGAAAGGATTATATCCCGTATCAGGAGAATAAATGGCTGCAGCAAGTTGTATCAGCAGTAAAAGCCCAAACAAAAGACAGTTTGCGTCCTATGGAGAATATTACCCAGACTACAGGCTTTAATGTGATGGTCGGAAAGAAAAAAGTATTCACCCCCCTTTCAGAATATCTAGAAAGAACTCTTGATAAGGCTATGATGGAGATAACAACGGGGGTAAAAACATACAGTCAGACCATTAATGGTGTGATTGATGAAATGACCTCCAGCGGATTGCGTACCGTTGATTATGCTTCTGGTAGATCGGACCGTGTAGAGGTAGCGGCCAGGCGCGCAGTTATGACAGGAGTTGCGCAACTTACTGACAAGGTCAATGAAAAGAATGCCAAAGAGCTAAATACGGATTATTGGGAAGTGGAATGGCACATGGGAGCCAGAAACACGGGTACAGGATTTATGAATCATCAAAGCTGGCAGGGTAAGGTGTACAGTTCGGAAGAGATGCGGACTGTCTGCGGCCTGGGTGAAGTGTTAGGATTTGCTGGAATCAACTGCTACCATATACGATTTGCATTTATCCCTGGCATATCTAAAAGAAGATACACCGATGAATGGCTGGCGGAGCAGAACCGCCGCGAGAATACAAAGAAAACATTCAACAGAAAAGAGTATGATACATACGGCGCTATTCAGTACCAAAGAAGGCTGGAACGTACGATCCGAAAACTAAAGCAGGATATTAAGCTTCTGAAAAAAGCAAAAGCGGATTCAGACGACATTTCAGCAGTTAAAATCAGGCTTCGTGTTACTTCCAAGATCTATACAGACCTATCAAAAGAAATGGATATTCCACAACAGCTGGAAAGAATCTATACCCCCAAAACTGCTTCCATGCAGTAGAAAGGCGGTAATCCGAAATATCTCCTATTAAGGCGCAGGGTTATGCGTCTTATTTTTATATCAATTTGTCCGGAATGACGTAAAACTATCAATCGTGTGGGAGCGAACCCGTATAAAAGCGTAGCGAGAAAGGAGCAGATATATTTATGAAACGAAAGTTTTTAGAGGACTTAGGTCTGGAAAAAGAAGTGATTGATAAAATCATGACTGAGAACGGTAATGATATTGAAGCTGTGAAGGCTGATTATGGAACTCTGGAGCAGAAGAACGGAGAACTAGAGGAAAAGCTTTTAGCGGCTAATCAAACCATTGAGGGCTTTTCAGATTATGAGCAGACAAAGCAGGCCGCGAAGGACTATAAGCAGAAGCTGGAACAGACGGAGCAGAAGTATGCGCAGGAAGCGGAAGAGAGAGCTTTTCATCAGTCTCTGGAAAATGCAATTACAGAAGCCGGAGGAATTGATGATGTAGCAATCAAGGCCCACATGGACGTCAAGACCCTTATGGAATCAAAAGATCAGAGTAAAGATATTTTATCCGCAATTGATTCTATCAAAGCAGAGAAAGGATATCTGTTCGGGAAACAGGAGCCAATAACTGTGGCCGTTACAAAAACAGGCGGAACCAAGATAACGGATATCACCCCGGAAGCATTTAAGAAGATGGGGTATAAGGAACGGCTAGAATTAAAAACGGCCAACCCACAAAAATATGAAGAATTGAGAGGTAATTAATATGCCAGGTATTATTTTTGGAATTCCTTTTGAAGAGGAAATATTTTTAGATTTATGGAGAGAGGCACCGGATCCGTACTTAACAGCAATGATTGAAAGTGGCGCTGTAGTGGAAGATTCTGAGATTGCCGGAATGATACAGAGCAAGGGTAATCAGTACACCATTCCATTTTACAATACGTTGTCTGGTGAAGACCAGAACTACGATGGACAGACGGATATCACGGTGGAAGAAGTAGGCGGAGGATTTCAGACTGGCATTGTATATGGTCGATCAAAAGGATTCTTTGCCAGGAACTTCACTGCTGAATTATCCGGAGCGGATCC